ATTGGATGCCTTGGACTGATTACGAACCCGGTCACGTTTTTATAATTGATAATGAATTAATAACTGACTATAAAGCAGGGGATGTATTTGCCTACAAAAGACCACAGGCATATCACGGATCTGCTAATATAGGATATACAACAAGATATGTTCTGCAGGTTTCCGAGTTTTTTAAATGAATGACTACGAATATTATTACAACAATGTCCCAGGTCACGGCCTGTGTAGAAACAATTTAATCTATACGAGTCTTATATCTAAAGACAAAAAAACATTTGTACAATGGTATTATAATGATACTGAATATCATCGAGGTCAAAACCAAGTTGTTGACCCGGATAAGATGGAAGAAAAATGGTTGCGTGAAGTGAACTACATAACCCAAATGCGCAATGCATTTCCAGATTTAATTCCTAAAATTTTAAAAATAGATTTAGAATCTCGTAAATTGTATTTAGAAATTGACGGTCCTGACTTTTGGGAACGTGCAGGCTGTGATCATAATAATTTTGACAAAGTGCTTCCAGACTGGCAAGAACAAATGATAGAGATCATTAAGGCACATAAACGCTTAGGCATATACAAGTATAGTATGCATCCTAGCAGTTATTTTGTCGTTGACGGAAAATTAAAAAGCATTAATTACTTTTTTTCCTACAGATCAACAGAACCTTACTTTAGTATCGCTGATGTAGAAAGTCATATATATTCTACTCGCCAAGACGAAATGAGAAAACATATCAGCGTACTGGGAATAGAATGGGATATTCCTCAAACATTTGAAACTATGGAGCAACTGTGTTGGGAAAGTTTTAGAACAAATTATCCTGCAGATTTTATAGAGAAGGTAAAATGTTTAAAGTAATACCATGGTCTGCTGATCTTGATCTTACAGATTTTTATCAGTCTGCAAAACAAAGAGGCTTTGAAAATAATGCAAGCCAAAAAATGTTAGTAGACAGTTTGGCTAAAGAAAAAGAATGGTGCGTGTGGATTCTTTACTACAACAATAAGGCCGTAGGCTCAGTAGGCGCACATTCTTTTCCTGAGATGGGAGAGAACGCATACCGCATTGCTGTACGAACCTGTGTGTTCACAGATCAGTTAGATGGTGTATATGGCTCTGCTTTACGTACAAAATCTGTTATAACAGAAAATCAAAATCCAACAGCACAATTTTTAATACCTGTGTGTATTGATTGGGCTCCACAGGGAAGTAAATTATTCATTACCAGCAACGAAAGCAAAGTGGGAACACAACGTAGAGTTCATAATATATTTGGGCCCCTTATGGAAAAACACGGAATGATGAAAAGAATTAAAGACCTAGAATATAGAGGTCATTTGCAAACAGTTTGGGAACTGTTCCCTGACAAATTTTATGAAGTCTTAAATATGTATCCTAGATGGCAAAGGATTGAAAAATGAAAGTAGCAATAACAGGTCATTCGTCTGGATTAGGCAAAGCATTATTTGAGTTATTTGATAATGCAGTTGGATTTGATTTGACCAATGGTTACGACATACAACAACCAGATAAGATTGTAATGGAATCGTCAGATTGCGATGTGTTTATTAATAATGCATACTATAAATTTTGTCAGGTTGATTTATTAGAACAATTATTTAAAGAATGGCAATATCAAAATAAAATTATTGTTAATATAAGTAGCATTGCTCCTAATGTACTAGCCCCGGTTGATACATTTGGTCTATATCCTACTCACAAATTAGCACTTGACGATGCGTGTTATAGATTACAATTGTTTAAAAAAAATTGCAAAATTATTAATATAAAACCTGGGTGGATCGATACAGCAATGTCTAAAGACTTTGACGTTGATAATAAATTAGATCCGTTATATCTAGCACAAGAAATAAAAGAAGTTATTTTATCTAAAAATAATTTTACAACAATTACAATTGATAGAAGAATATGATAGATTTTTATAAAGTATTTGATTATAAAATAGCAAGAACACATTGCGAAGATGAACAAATTTATAAAAGCCCGGCAATTACAGCAGGTCTTGATAAATTGTTTTCTGATCCGAACTTATGTCCTTGTTTAGATGATCAAAACGGTGAAGGTGTAAGCACATTTAGATTAAAAGATTATTTTTTATTTAAAGATGTTGACGGTATCGAACCTTTTAAGGAATGGTTTGAAAAACAGGCTCTCTCAGTATCTGATTATTTTGGCAAACCTAATGCAACAGGAGTTACATACTTCAGAGCTTGGACTAATAAAATCTATAAAGGCTGTTCTGGAAATGTTCACGACCATGATCCTGACAGCGATGCTATGGCAGTATTCTATCCTCTTGCACCAGAAGGTAGTGCAGATTTTGGTCTAGTAAAAGATGGATGGGCTCACGCTAGAAATAACGAAATACTTCCTGAAAATATTTCTTGGCAAAATGTCAAAGAAGGAAATCTTTTGTTTCACGAGACCAGAGCTTGGCATACTGTATCTGAACACACAGCAGATAGTCCTAGAATAGTCTTTGTTATAGAATTCAGTTACATATGATAATACAAAATATAAATCAGTTTAAAGACCAATATCTTGATACTATTTTAACATCGATAAAAAATGTTGGAGGTACACCTTTATCTCCAACAGTTAGTCTATGTCATCAATGCCATTATCATATTCCTGCATATAGATATGAATTAGAAAATAAAATTTATATATCTAAACATTGTGCAATACACGGAATTAGTCATCATCTAATAGAAAATGATGCAGAGTTTTATCACGGATTAATTAAGAATATGGATACTATGTGGAACTTTGATAGTTATATTCTAACAGAAGTAACAGATAGATGTAATTTAGAATGTCCTCATTGTTATCATTTACCCGATAATAAAATTAAAGATGTTCCTTTAAACGAACTCGTAGATAGATTTAAAACATACCCTGACAGTTTATATCATATTATACTTGCTGGCGCCGAATCAAGTTTAAGAAAAGACCTAAAGGATCTAGTTGTTGAAATTAGTAGACTAGGTAAAATGCCACAAATATTAACCAACGGAGTTAAGTTTGCCGATGTTGATTTTGTAAAAAATCTTGCTTCAGCTAATGTTGATATGACGGTTACTATAGGATTAAATCATCCTAGTTACATTGGAAATTCCAAAGTTCGTGAAAAACAAATACAAGGAATTTTAAATGTCAACGAATATATCAACGGACTTTCTTATGTTGGTTATACTATGGTCAGTATGGACGAATTGGATTATATTTTAACAGAGATTACAACCACTAATTGGTGTCAACATTCGAGAATTAGAGCCGGCAGTGAAATTGGAAGAAACGCCACTGATGATCAAATTTTTGTTAGTGACATTTTTAAAGCGGCAAAGGTGTGGGCCGAGACAAACAATAAGAGCTTTGAAATAATAGATGCTGACAATAACATATATCACATAGTTGTAAAAATTGACGACAAGTATATAAGAATAATTCAATGGTGCGATGAAACTAATATTGATATGGAAGAACTTTGTACTGGGCCTTGGTGCGATTTTGTCCCAGATGGAATTACTAATTTTTTAAATCAAGTTATTAGAAGAGATGTATGGAAAAATAAGAATATAATTTTACCCGACTCTCCACCTTTAAGATATCAAGTCGGGGGGTATTACGACCCTAAAAATAAATTATGGTGCAGTAGCAGCGACTCTCCAACCGCCACCTAGATAAACAACCATTACTGATTTACCTGTACCTGCAGGATTCCAAGATGTACCATCGGCAATAGCAACCATACCGTTCGCTGGAGAAGCAGGGGCCGCAGTTAGCACAGCTAGTTTAGCAAAACCATTAACATCTAATGTTGCAGAAGGTTGTGTAAATCCATTGTTTATTCCAACGTAACCTCTAGAATCCATAAAAAGTGTTTTGCTAACACTCATTGGGTTACCATCGGTAATAACAGTTAATCCTATTGATCCGCTGATGGCACCAGTTGAAACGCTACCGTATGGATCAACACCTGTTGCAATATAGGCAACAGGTATATAATTACTTCCGTCGTAGGCTTGAATAACTTTAGCTTCTAAGGTATCACCTACTTGAATTGTTGTTGGAGAACTAGTAGTACCTCTTGAGATGTTATAATTTTCACCAGTTGAATAAGAACCATTTGATATTGCAAATACAGAAGAGTGATTTCCTGGCACTTCCATAAATCTACGTACAGTTGTAGCATTACCTGCTGTCTCGTGTTTAATGTCAATGAAGTCGCTACCCCAGATAGTAGACGTATGTAGGTCACCGTAGAAAGTAGAAGTAACTGTATTGGCTGCTGAGTCAAGAATTACATTAAAACTACTATCTAATACATTGCCTTTTAAATCACCTGCAACATCGCCAGTTACATTTCCAGTGACCGTTCCAGTAACATCTCCAGTAACGTTACCTGTAACATTACCATTTAAATCTCCATCAACGTTACCTGTAACATCACCAGTAACGTTTCCTGTTAGATTTCCTGTAACATTTCCTGTTACATTAGCAAACACAGGACAAACAATTCTACCTTGCACAGCGTCAACTAATATCGAGCTATCGTCGCCGAATACTGAACCTTTTGAATCCCCAGTGTGGAAACCAGTTACATTTCCAGTAACGTTTCCAGTTAAATTGCCAGTTACATTTCCAGTAACGTTTCCAGTTAAATTGCCTGTTACATCTCCAGTAACATCACCAGTTACATTTCCAGTTAAATCACCTGTGACATCACCGGTTACATTTCCAGTTAAATTACCTGTAACATCACCTGTTAGATCTGCTGTAATTGTAGACGGTAACTCAACTACCGCCGAAATTGTATCGTTTGAATCGTTGTATGCAAAAGAAATACCATTATGTGTTCCGTTAGTGAATAAACTAGCGGCAGCATCTTGAGCATCTTCTGCGGTAAAACCTGTAACAGCAACGCCACCCAAAGTGGATCCGTTGCCTATGTGTAATCTTTGCGTATCAGTAACATAGACTAATTCACCTGCCGCTAACGGTAGCGTCATTGCTAATCGTTCTGCTTCAGTACCTCTGCGAATTTGTAAAGGCATATTATAACTCCTGGAAATTTCCTATTCATTATATTTATGCCAGCCAAAAAAATAGGGCTCCGAAGAGCCCTATAAACTACGCAGTTAATCCTACATTGTAGGTCCGTTGCCGTTCTTAAAACCAACAACTCCACCTTCTTCTTGGATACGCTTTAACACATCTTCAAATAAGATAGGTGCAAAGTCGGGTGTTTGTTCTACGCATACGCAATGATATCTTGGATCGATCTCATCTGAGTATAATACAGCACCGGTCTTAGCATCAACTCCACGTGCCTTCTTTACACGACCCGAGTGTAAGTGTCCGTGGATGTTAACTCCAAAACGACCTAAACTTGCTTCGTGTACAGGAATATGACTTAAGATCATTCCGTTCATAACGTGGTATGCACGTAACTCTCGAAAATGTTGTCTGTAGTCTTCATCCTTGAAGATATCGTGGTTTCCACGGATTAAGACCTTATCACCGTTTAAACGATGTAAGATACCTAATGCCTTACGGTTAATAACAACGTCACCTAAATGGTAAACCTTGTCAGCGGGCTTGACACGTTCGTTCCAAGCCTTGACCATAGCTTCGTCCATTTCCGCAGGATCATCCCACGGCCTTAACTTTGTAACTCCGTCATCTCGAGTGAAACGGCACACGCCAGCGTGGCCGAAGTGCGTATCACTCACTAAAAATACGCTAGGCATAGTGCCCTCCTTTCTTAAAGTTTTAACAATGCCATTGTAGCAGTTGATTCGTTTCTCATCCCTACATAGTAGGGTCTGCTAGTATAGCCCCGTTCGTTCATTTTAGGCTTGCCCCAGAATGTCATATCCCAACGCCAGCCTTCTAACTCTTTTACAGCCTTTTCTATCTTGTTAGATTCAGAACTAAATCTGTCGATCAAAAAAGCATAGCGATAGCCTTTGTGATACAGATTGTGTCTGCGGTCTAATTTTATCAACTTCATACTGGTCCTTTACATTGACCAGTATGCCTCCGAACTAGGATCGCAACACCGAGGAGTGTCTGCGTCAATTTGGATGTCTTTACCGGTCATCAAATTTTTAACAGTTTTGTATTTTGCTGAATACTCGATTTGAAACATAGGTTCCGGATACAGATGCTTGAGTTCGCGAACTTCGCGATCCATACTAGCATCATCCTTACGATCAAACTCGTATGTTCCAACGCAACGGAGACCTACTTTATTTCGGCTACCGTACTTAGAAACACGAGTAAGACGTTTGTCTTGTTTGTAGATTCTTAGAGTGTATTCCATTTCGCTCTCCTGTTGTTTCAGTATATGTATATTGTAGCACCAGAAAGCCAAACTGTCAAGTGGCTAAAAAGCCACACTTTTTACCAGTTTTCTACTCCGGAAATTTCAAACTTAATTTCGGCATCTCTGCCCATAACCTTTGTAGTTATAAACAAATCCAGCGTAGCACCAATGCCGCTAGAGTTATCGCTTTCTAGTCTAAAAGTTTCTACGTCTGGAAACTCTGCTACAATCTCACTGATCAGTTTTAAATCGTCTTTGTGTAGGTACATTAGATATCTCCTTCACGCTCTCTACGCTCACGACGTTCTGCCGCAAGTGTAAAAACTTTTTCGTTGTCGTTAGTCCAATCTACAGTCTTAGGAGGAACTATGATGCCCGAAGGTAGAGTCACACCGTTGATAGTGTGAGGCTCGTTTTCATCATAGGTCCAACCTAGTTTCTTCATCATCTTGTGCTTGACCAGCAGGTTAGGGCTACGAAAGGCTTCAGTATCTCGGAAACCCATCATTACGCCAACTTCACAGACAGCACCACTACGGCAAACACCTGCCACACAGTGAACAACAACGTTCATTCGATCCTCAAATGCTCGTTGTAGTAGTTCAACTAGTTGATCAGCTTGAGCCTGTGTGATAGCAAACTCGCTCATATCACGCATAACACCATCACCAAGGTTGGTCATACCATCTTCTTCAATGTCAAGAAACTCAAACTGATGCACTTCCCTAAACTGATAGCTAGGAGTAGGAAACTCCATAGCAGGGTCAACGATCTGGATCAGCATACTGTTAATGCCT